GCAAATTATTCTTCGGTTTAAGTAATATAACTGTGCTTCTTTTGTTTTCAGTCCATTGTCCAGAATGACTTTCGCATAGTCTGGCAATGAATTGTTTTGTCTCTGTGTCTATGTCATGTTCCACTGTCACTCTCTTAATCCATTGTGCAGCCAACATCGGATGTTCATGAACTGTATGCTGTGAGCCGTTCATTCCACATTTCAATACATCATGAAAAATTGGAGTACATCGCAGGCAATCTCTTGTTCTAGCGTCTGGAATTTTGTCAAGTACATACTCTAGTTCGAGGATGTAATTCATGATTTCTCCGAACATAAGAACATGATAAATCTGTCCATGCGGTTGACACTGTGTTCGATTATGGTATTTAAGAGATGTAGAACTGGGCATTGTAAAAATATAATCCGGTATTTCGTTAATCATATCCTTACAATATGCTCTTAGCTCATCTGTTTCAAATTTATCCAATAACGATTGGAATACTTTTACGTTATCCATTCGATTCTCCTTCCTGAGACAAAAACGTTTGTAGCATAGTATGTCTCTGAAAATTTTCTTTTTTCTTTAACGCATATTCTACAGTTCTTATTTCTCCAATATGATAACACTGTTTCTTAGCACGGCTGATGCCAACATACAATAAATTAGCATTAAGGCTGTAGGTGTGTGAGCGAGGAGTGATAATAATTACCACCTGATATTGTGCGCCTTGTGAACGGTGGCACGAAATTGAATATCCCAAACGTACATTCTTCATCGAACCTTTGGTACAATAAACCAAAGTGCCACTATAATCTATCACCATAGCATTTTTGAGAATCTTGACCACCTTGCCACTTTCACCATTGGCTATAAACACTGTATTGTTCTCATCTATATATTCTTCATTGTAGAGTATCGCTTTATAGTTGTTTGTGATATTAATAACTATATCATCTGTGCGAAACTCTAAATCACCAAATTGAATCTTTGCATCTGGATTCGGATTGATTGCATCTTGGATTTTCTTATTCAATACTACAGTCCCGTAATCGCCTACGTTGTAGCTGGACAATACGGCAATATCTTCCATGTTATATCCTCTGTCCAGTAACATTTTATATAGCTTGACTGTATAATTGACAATCTTGTCTTGTGTCATTGGAATGAATACATAAGACTGATCCTCTCCGAAACTCTGCATTCCAGTTTGAGTTTTATCCAAATATTGTGTGCCAGTTCGTGTATCCGTTGCAACGGTAGACAATCCACCTTTGCCATAACGAAAGATTTTATTTAGTGTCACGGTTGGAATTTTGCTGTAACACAATAAGTCATAAAGCACATTGCCAGCACCAACAGATGGTATCTGTGCATCGTCACCAATTAGAAGTAATTTTGTTCGATTGAAGTTGATAGCTTCTAACAGGTGACGAAACAGCGATACATCTACCATCGAAAACTCATCTACAATGACTACATCTTGAGTGATCGGATTATCCTTATTAAACTGCCATTCGCTAGGTGGCATATATCCTAATCCACGATGGATTGTCATGGCATCTTCACCAGTAAAGCCAGACAATACTTTAGCTGCTTTACCAGTTGGAGCTAACAGCAGGAAAGACTTATCATAACATCTAAGCATATCTACAAATGCTTTGGTACTTGAACTCTTACCTGCTCCACCGTACCCTACTAACATCACCAAATTATGTTTGCACATATATTCGGATGTTTTGCACTGTTCTTCCGTCAGGTCAAATCCATCAAGGCTCTGGAATCTGGTATAATCACAATCCCATTCTGTATTGATAGATAATCCCTCTTTGATTTTTGCAGCTATGTATTTTTCTGTCGCATATGTTTCTTTCCGACAAACGGTAAGTGACTCCCTATCAAACACTACATTATTATCACCTTTGAGAATTGCTGGCAGATTATTCACTGCCTCTGGAACTAAAATTTCAAACTGTTTCTTTAGTTCTCCTACTTTCATATAGGTATTTCCGCTGTTTTCATTCTCATTCAGCAGATAATCCACACATGCTTTTGCCCTCTGATATGATGTTTTGAGGTCGAAACCAAAAAATAGAATCGGTGTTTTATTTTTGTCCTTACATTCTTTAGACTCTTGCTCCAATTGCAACAGAATACCGTCTGCTGTCTTAAAACCAATACCACTTAACCTACATAAGCACTCGTAAGGTTCTGTACGTATAACTTCTTTAATCTTTTCGACGGATGGATATTTGTCGTAAATCTTCTTTATAATGCTAAGGCTAAATAATCCTCTAAATTCTTCCACCAAATCAGCAAGTTTAAAGTTTTCAATAACCTTGCGTTTGATAACATTAAACGTATACTCTTTTATCCATTTCGTTTTTGACAAATCTATATCGTCTAAATCATCATTGATAATACGGTCTACAATATCCGGATATGCTGACAACAGAGTATCAGCCTGTTTTTGTGTTAAAATCTCATTCAGGAAAACTCTGGTTGATGCCAGTGTTGTTGGTTTCTCCCTCTTAATATTGATAACGTGATATCCTACACCGTATTTATCAGTGATTTCTTTCGCCTTAACGGTATACTCAACACCAAGGTTAAGTTCTTGCATATTTCCTTTCAGGCTACAGTTTTGGTATTTGTTAATCTTGACATCTGGATATTCAAATGAGTTTACTGAGCAGCCGTAAATCTTAAAATCATCAGAATTGTATACAAGCCTCTCAGGAGTACATTTGAAATCTAATATTTTTGTATCCGTATTATCACCATCCTTTAGTACACATCCCATTTTTTAACTATCTTTTCTTTATCTTCTGTTTTTGTCCATTCGCCATTTATCTTCTTCATCTTATTTCTTTCTGCAAACTCTTTGACATGAATAACGTTTTCTGCTTTAAATGGATTTTCAATAAATGACTTACCAGATGTGATTTTTGTTTTTAAATAATCTCCCGTTTGCAAGTTATATAGCTGCAAATATGGCTTGGTTTTATCTTTGTAGAATTTGCACCCAACCACGTAGTACATATCCTTTGGTGCTTTTGGATTAGTGTAAACAATATACTCAAGATATTCCTGTTCATACTTGATTTGCTCTTTAATGGATAGTGGCTTATCTTCGATAGTCTCTGCCACCCGATTGATATAGATATCCATATGCAAATCTTTATACATCTTATCCGTCTCTTTATCGTAGCAGCCTTGGAAATACCCTAAGTTAATGCCAAGCTTGTCTATATCGGACTTTTTGATTTGTCTACGGCTGTACAAAGAATCATACATGTCAATAATTTGCAATAATCGTCTGTTGGAGCCGTAATCTGAAAAACAATTTAGTATAGTTAATATCCGTAATTGTTTTGAATTTACGGAGGTTTTTTTATTGATATCATCTAGTAATGCTACAAAATCATTATATGTGTTATTTTGTGAGAGGGTATATAATTCATCGGCAATTGTTTCATTGCAATATTTAATTGATGCGATTCCTTGATAAATGACATTATCCTCTTTACTCATAAAATAGTTTGCTTTTGACTTGCCAAATTTAACACCAAGTATTTCTATGCCTTGTGTTTTGATATACTCTTTGATACTAGCCATCTTCTCATTGTTACTCATATATACATTTAATGCAGATGTCAGCAACTCGATTTTGTGATAATATCTAAGCCATCCAATAAAAAATCCAATCATTGAGTATGGTATAGCATGATTCCTTGAAAACAAATAGTCACTGGCATCTTCAATAACTTGCAAAAATGATTTGATTGTTTCTCTCGCTTCATTTTCTGCCATACCATATTTTTCTTGTGCAACTGCAATAAAGCCTTTGATATAACGTGGGTCTTTATTTCCTTTGATATCTACCATATACCCACCATTTTCAATCACAGGAATATCATTTTCAGTACCAGTCTTTTTTGCAAAATGTCTACGAACAATATCTGCTTGCCCCATAGTAAATCCACAAAAATCATGTAAGAAATCAATGATTTGTTCCTGATATACTAAATAACCAAGTGTTGGTTTTAGGAATTCGTTCAAAGCTTCGTTCCCATTATCTTTGTATATACCATTAAATAATTCCTCTCTATATGATTCGCCGGCTGGTCTAATAGCACCATTTACCATTGCCATGATGTCAAGGTATGATATATTATCATTCTGTGCTTTGATATTTGCCAATGTCTCTTTGCTTAAAGTTCGTTTCAGAGAATCGCTTGCAAAACCACTCTCAAATTGAAATATGAGAGTTGTATCCTCTGCAATGGCACTGATAACATTCTCATCGGTAAAATCTATATTATCTGGTATTAAGTAATCAATTCCTGCTAATTTACAAGCACCATCAATTAAACCAACAGCATTAAGACCGAGTAAATCCAGCTTGACGTAATTCAAAGAGTCAATTTCATGCATATCTATCTGACTGACAGGACGTGGATCAGATGTAATTGATAATGTCCCGAAATCATATCTAATATCGGTCGGACTACATACAATGCCAGCAGCATGTCTACCTAATGAAGTAATGGTTCCAATTACCATATCAACATACTTAAACATCTTCGGATATTTATTGCGAATTTCTTCTGGCATATAGTCACGTTTTTTGTCGTCCTGTTGCACCATATCAGATAACTCTTGTGTCTGTTCTGGTGCCATACCAAAAGCTCTCCCGATGTCTTTTATGGCAGCTTTTAATTGGATTGTATTGAAAGTGATAATATTACAGCAGTACAATCCTTCTTTCTCAAACAGGTATTCACGCACTTTGTATCTATCTTCCGCATAAATATCTGTATCTACATCTGCAAGAGACATTCTCTCTGGATTCATAAAACGAGAAAAATTGAGATTATATTTTACTGAATCTACATCTGTATTGTGTAACAAATATGCGATGACACTTCCCGATACAGAGCCTCTTGATACCCCATAGTGCATATTATTCTCTAACAGCCAATTTTTATAATCAGCATCAAGTAGCATAAAATCTATTGCATCATTTTTCTGATACGTTTTCAATTCTTCTTGAATTCTTGGCAGATATTCTGTTTTGTAATTTGGAAGTTTGTTAATGCCACGCTCTTTAACACCTGTAACAATCCTTTTTTTAAACTCACCTTCTGCATCTGAATATAATCTAGGATATTTATTGCTATAATCTAAATCATAGTCTTCAACTAAATCTGCCAGTCTATTAGTCTCTTGTATCGCATTCATATATACATCTTCTGCAACGGCATCTTGCAGTTTGAACGCTGATACCATGTCTTTGTAATTTTTCCACGACAGGTCACATTGGTCTTCATCATGAAAATTGACCTTTTTTGATTTCTGCATTATAGCTCTACCCATGATATGTTCTTTGTCGATTGCATGGATATCGCTTGTGGCAATAAGTTTTAAACCATATTCTTTAGAGATTCTATATAAATATTGATTATATTTAATTTGTAAATCAAAATTATGCGGCTGCATTTCCAACCAACATCTATCTTTGTTTTTGATAATAAATTTTAGAAATCTTTCTTGTACTTCTTGTGTGCCTTTACATAACATACCTGCTACACATGCAGTCAGGATAAAAATGTTATCTGATGTATTTTCTAATTCTGCCAACGTGATACGTGGATTGTAATAAAAATGTCCGTCAGTTCTATTAAACGATTGAGATGATAGATAATTTAATTCTCTCACACCATCATAATTTTTAGCAATAAGGATACAGTGATAGTTGTCTCTGGTAAGATTTCCTTCTTCTATCTTTTCTGTGACATAGAATTCCTCTGCATGGATATATTTAATTCCAGCTTTGTCGCATAATTGTTTTTTTGAAATATTATGCAATACTGCGCCGTGTTCTGTAAAAGCAATAGCTTTCATGCCACATTCTTTTGCTTTATCTATATATGCTTGGAACGGAGTAATGGAATCCACTTCAAGACCACTGTATGGGTTTGAATCCATACTATGTAAATGCAAAATAGTATAATTATCCAACTGCTCACCTCTTTACTACAAACTCTCGACAAAGCTTAACAAGTCATCATCTTCCACTTCATTTTCTGTCCCATTCTTCTCAAACATTTCTTTTTCTTTCAAAAACGCATCATATGGCTTATGTTTTGCTCTGCTATAACCTGACAGACAATTCAAACGGTACTCATCTGCAGTTGTGACTTCCTGCCAGAATAGCATTTCGTCTTCACTATCGTTATATTCTGCAACCTTATCATTGATTTCGTTGACCGTATTGATAATGTCTGATTTCAGATTTTCAATTCTATCTTCTGATAGCGGTACTTGCACATAACAATCTTTGATTTCAAATTTTTCTTGTACTTCATCTGGCAGACTATCAATGCTATTAGAGAGAATCATATCGTCTACGTATTTTTCAATATCATCCTCATATCCAAAATGTTTTAGCCACATCTTTGCCGTATTCACAAGGCTTTCTCCGATTGAGTTTCGTTCAATATATCTATCTTTTGTCTTACCGTTCTTTTGCTCATATGTCACTGTGACATATTTGAGGAAATTCCACTCACATACAATATCCTCTAACGGTACATTTAATAACTGTCGAATACCCTCTGCATAAATTAGCAACTGACCACTCTCTGCCTCAATCTTCTGTCCCTGATAACGACTTGATGACTTCCAATCTATAATTCGAAGTTTCTTCTTTTTATTACCATTCTCATCTATATACGGCTCCACGACAAACATATCTATGTATCCTTGCATATAGATATCATCTGAAATTTTAATTGTGATAAATTGTTCAACCTTATGTTGCTGCTGTAACAGATTATGATGTTTGAAAAAATGTCTAACACAATTTTCATATTTATTTGCAATAGCTTCATTCTTTTCAGAATCACTTCGATTGTATTTTAAATCAGCACAGTTCATAGTGAATAAACTGTCCTCATATAATTCTGCCATATTATCATATGCAATCTGGTTGGTATACAATTTTTCTAAGATATCATGGATGTTACCGCCTGACACTGCATAGATACTATTTGTTCTATCCTCTTTCTCATGAAGGATATATTTCAGATAATATTCCCATTTATCCTGTTTGTAGCAGTGATATCTTGACCAACTCCACAATGTATCAACACCAAACTTCTTACATAATGCATTTAGTTCTTCTTTTGACTTTCTTGCCACTTTTTCAACTTCACCCTTTCTGTATTGTCATATGGTATTCTATGTTTGAATAAGAAGTTATAAATTTTGTTTTCTTTGTCAGCAGGACTATCCTTGCTTCCTTTCTCTATCAATCCCCATGTATCATATATGTAACTGACTTTTCTGATAGGATAGAACTTATCACATTCTTTCCTGACATGATTGATGTTTATTCCTTCATCTAAGGCAATTACAATTTCCACATTTAAACTGATTAATATTCGCACCTGTTCCGCTGTAATTTCACAATTTCCTATAGCTACACAAGTACCGTCTTTTCTTGAATAACGTTTCAGCACCGATTTCTGGCTTTCCATAACGACACAGTATCCAGCTTCTTGAATCGTTTGGTAATTTTCATTCAACCCATACACATTAAATCCTTTCGGATATGTATTTGAAAGCTTGAAATACTTAGGGATATCGAATAATTCATAGTTTGGCACTGTTGTTCTACCAGAAATTCCTATATACTCATTATCATCACCATCCCATTTACGCTCTGGAATGACAATTCTTTTCCGGTCATATGAGTAACCGATATGGAATTTCTTACACGTACTAGGAAGAATCCCCTCTCTTACCCATCCTATATATGGTAAATCTATATATTCCTTTAAGCAGTTATCATCATATACAGGGATATTTTTGTTATCTATGATATATTTCTGCCGTTTTATCTTTTTAAAAATAGCAAGAGGATCTTTTTTAATCTCCTCTTTGCTATTCTTCTTGTATGAATATTTTAATCCAAGTTCTTTATGTATGAATTTATTTGCTTGACCAAATGACATATGTTTCAATGTCATTACTAAAGTAAATATATCTCCACGAGTATTTCCCGCTGAATTACGAATGATAACGGATAAATTATCTTTCTTAACGCATACTGCCGTTTTATTTGTACCTTGCGGTAAGGCGGCTCGCCATTCAGAAGTATACTCATGCAAATCATGACAATCCACTGATAATAATATCTGCTCTATACAATTATTCTCTACAATGTACTCTTTTAATTTATCCGCATTTATACTGCTCACCGCCTATCTTTCAAGATGCTGTATTACCAATCCTGCATTAAATTACAAATCCCTATGTCCTTATTTGTGTTCGTGCTAAAATCGAACTCACTAATAATCTGGAAAGCATCTGTCTGACCAAATCTATTCTTGGGAATAAAAGTAATCATGTAATGTTTGTCTCTTTTGAGTTTAAAAGGTATTTTACTTTTGCCATTTTTACCCTCAAACCTATATCCTGTAATTTCATGTCGTCCACCCTCATATTCGTCTTCAAATGGTCTGCGAATCATCAGGTTCACACTCATTACATCTACAATACTCTTACCTAGACCAATCTCGTTATTTGTCAAATATCTCATTTTGATACTTGCTTTACCCAACTGATAAGTAACAAATAAGCCAATATTCTTTGCTACCGGCTTTACTATGTCATATAGCTTAACCATGTCTCTGGTCATGGACTTGTAAATCTCATCTGTTGTGGCATCGCAACTTTCTTTTAATGTATCCAAAACAAAATATCTGACACCTAAACTGGAATACTTTTTGATTAGCTTAATAACAATATTTACAGAATATCTCTCCAGAGGAATAATCGTGATGTTCTGTCTATCTTTCTTTTCTTCAATCCAAGCGGCTACTTTTCTAAGTTGCTCCATCGTTTCTTCATCAAAGTTGCCATTTCTTAATTTATATTTAGGTAAAGAAAAATCAAATATATTGTTCGCAACCCATATGATTAACTCACGTTGTACTTTGGTCTGGTCTTCCTCATTAATAAAGAACACAACTTTTTCATCGTATTCAATGATAGCTGGAATGATATAATTCATAACAGTAGTTGATTTACCAACACCAGAGTTTGCACCTAGACCATAGATATTACCGTTACAGTTGAAACCACCGATTTCTTTATTGAGTATGTTGCAGTTATGTAATGGCAATCCGATATTCTTGCCCTTATTCAGTTCATCAATGAATTCATTGATACCGTCACAGGCGTTATATGAAATAATGTCTCTTGAGGCATTGACAAAAATATGATTCAACATTGTTTCATATTCTTCGTAAATCTCATCCAGAGACATATCACAGAATGCTTTTATACGATTCGTTACAGGGAAGTCATTGCTTATCATTTTGATGACGGTCTTCCACTTATACAACTCTTTGATATAGCCGTCTATATTGTCTGTATTGACATATTCCTTTGCTTTCTCAATCGTATCATAGCCACCGTATTCATCATACTTGGCTTTCAACTTAGGATGCTTTTCAAGATACAACCCAACCGTCATATCATCTAAGACAGATTTTTTCTCTACAACGATGATGTCATTTGCGATTTGCCAATAGACACGCCATGTATTCTCTGTAAAATCTTCTAACTTCATTGGATAATCCAAGATTAAGTCAGGTTGCTTAAAAAATATCGAAACCACGTTAGCCTCTGCTACAACCTTGTACTCTTTGACCTCTTTGGCACATTTTAGTAATTCTTTTTTATAAGGAGATAATTTGTTCTTTTGTTGCTTTTCGTTCGCTACAATGCACCTCCTTTAAAATAGTTTTTTCATTTTTTCATTTATTTCTTTTGTTTTGTGAGTATATTCAGCCCCCGTACTTGACTGACTCTCCAAAGAAACATGTTCAACCTTATCTTTTGCATTTTTTAGCTGCTGTAAACGAATATATACATCATTTATTTCAGGCTCTACAATCTTTACAATGATATTTATTCTGTGCTTTTCGTCTTTGATTTTGCTCTCGTTATTATGCAAGTATGATACAATCTTAGTTTTAGACAATTTGAAAGCATATAATAGTGTTTTACAGTCGTAGTTGGCATTTCGTTTTTGTGTATTATTCCCTACATACTGCCCCCGTTGTAGACCTTTTAACTTAACTGCAAGATATCTCGGAAATTTCATATTCTCATCGTATTCTAAAATTTCACGATGAACATATTTACAGAGATTTAACCAATCCTGTTTTTCTTCCTCTGTCATTTTTTGTGATGTAATCATATCTTACTTCCTTAAAAACTCCAGCAGAATGAATCTGCCAGAGCGAAATGTTATATTAAGACAACTGTAACTTTGCAAAATCAACCAATTCAGTCAATACTTCCGGTGACTGTATATCAAGTTCTTTGATACTTACTTTCTTGTCTTTCATCAACTTCTGTACTTTTGCCAGAGAATCTTTATCCTCTTTTAACTGTTTGAGCAACGTTTTAAATTCAGCCGCTAATTCCTCAGATTTATCCGCATCATCAACCATTGACTCTGTAGATGTTTTCAAGTCCTGCTTGTATGATGTTGCATTTGTCTCAAGACCGTTCATTGCCTCATAGTAATCTTTCCAGATGTCGTATGATGGATTCTCAATCTGCTGACCAATTTTAGTGACATTTGTTCTATCTTTGATTACTTCTGCCCAGAATGATACGTTACCGTCTTTATCTTTCTTAGTGTAGTGACGAAGGATTGTGTCGTAATCAAATTTGACTGATTTATGCATATCTGGCTTATAACCGATTACTTTCTTTCCGTCATCATCTTTAATCTCTGTCTCCTGTGCAACTGAAACGACATGAATTCCTTTAGATGAAAGGTCAATCTTTGCTTGCTGAAGTCTCATGTTGATAATCTTGATACGTCCCCACTGTTTTACGCTGATACCGGCATCATCAACATTTCCACCCTTTTTCCTAGCACGTCTTTCTTCTACTTCCATAGCACCAACCTGTAGACTGGCGTAGAATTTGCTTTCAGAGTCGATGGATAACGTTGAAATTTTTCCATCATATTCCCCATCAAGGAATGCCTCTAAATCCTCTTCCAGCTCATCAAGATTTGCCGTATCATCAACCAATACAAGATTGTTATATGTATTACCGTTATTTAATGTGATATCCTTGCCTTCATAATGTGCAATACCTGTCTCTGAATCTATACACGCTACTTTTGGGAATGTAAGCTGAAAAGTTGATTTACCACTGCCTGATTCACCATAACTTAAAAATTTTCCACCAATTTTTGCTGCTTTAGCTGCTCTAAAACCCATTAAAAATCCTCCTTTAATTTTACAAAATTTGGTTTACCCAATATCAACTATTAAGTAAACCTATCCGCTCTATATCTGAATTGAATTATTCTAATCCGTCTAACATAGCAAGCAATTCCTCATCTTCGTTGCTATCATCATCACTATTAGAATCGTTGCTGATATCTACGCCGGCCTCACTCAATGCTTGCTCATAGAAATACAAATCACTCTCATCATATTTACCATCTTCAAATGCAACCGTTGGTTTTCTGTCGTCGCCCTGTCCAACATAGACAATATCTGGTTTTAAGATAATCATACGCTTTTCACGACTACCTCCACCGACTGCACACTTTCTTTCAGCCTCTTCCTCGGTATAAAGACCCATATCAATCAATTCTTTGATATCATCTGGAATATCATCCTCTGTAATATTGACAATAGATGCACCCTCAACCAAATTACCTGCTACAGTAATTTCAGTAAGCTTACCTTTCTTTGCTTTAAAGAATTTTGTTAACATTTTAGTAGTGACTTCTGGATTCTCATGGATAGAAACTTCAAATGTTTTAGGGAATACAACATTCTGCTTAACTGCTACTTTTTCACCGTCAATCTTTGGACTGCCGACATAGTCAATAACATACGCACTAAGAGGAATTGTATTCTTTTCTTTGTCAGGCTTACCAATACTCTTTGAATCTACAAGAATTGTCTGTGAGAATGTTGCTTTAAAATCTGACTCATCTTCTACTTTGGACAGTACAATAGACGTAATTTCTTTCTTTACAGACACATTATCGTTGTATTCACTATATCCAATGTTACCCTTGACATTTACTACTACATCATTTTCAAGATACTGCTCAAGATATTCTACAGCGTCGTAAGCATTAAGGAATTTCTTATAAACTGTTTTGCCCTTGATGTCTTTCTCTACGCCAACCGTAACAAATGATGAATCTGAAATTGTATCCAGTAAATCGTCGTTAAAGCGATCCTCCCATGCAATTTCAACCATCTTACTCTTGCCACTCTCATCTTTTTCTGTCTTGTCATATCCACGCAAGATATTGTCTCTATCAGGAAAATATCCACCACTCATTTCACCGTAAACAATGTTACCATTACCGCAATCAATACCGATGTACATCTTATTAGAAGTCCATCCAGAATCATATGTGGTATCAAGACTAAACGTATTCTCTGTTAATCTGACTCTTCCAATAAGATTAAAACTTGCTTTGCCCTTTTTAAGAGCTTTTCTTTCTGTACTTTTCGCCATTAAAGTTCCTCCTTAATAATTTTTGGAAAAATAGAAAATTGAAAATATAAAAATTAAAGAAAATATAAAAAATAAACAACTTAATCATTCTTTTGATTTGCTACAGATTCGATTCTTTCTTTAGAAATATTGTAATAGTCCTTATCTAACTCAATACCAATGAATCTTCTGCTAAGATTTACAGCGGCTACACCAGTCGTTCCACTGCCCATACACGCATCTAAAACTACGTCGCCAGTATTGGTATACGTTTTAACCAGATATTCAAGTAATTCTACTGGCTTTTCTGTCGGATGATATTTGTGCATTTGATTGCCGTTACTAAACACTTGCACATCTAATGGATATCTGTCAGTGCTATCATAAAAAGTGTTTCTCACTTCTCTTCCGTAGCAGCTATTACCGTTTGATTCTTTTATATAATTAGTCTTTGCCACTTTTCTTCTATGCCCATGCGTCATTTGTGGATTATAAGTGCATTGTTTCTTATAAAACACAACAATATTCTCATGCGCTCTCATCGGCTGCTTTTTAGCATTAAGATGTCCTTTTGGATGTGTCTTTTGCCAAATCCATTCATACTTGAACATCTTAGGGTTACTCATGATTAACGCACTCGTAAATGGTTGACTGCTAAATAACAAGATAGCTGCATTATCTTTTGTTATTCTTAGAAGTTGCTCCCACAACGGCTCAAATGGGATAATAGAATCCCATTTACATCTTGTAGTGCCGTATGGTGGGTCGGTAATTACACAGTCAATAGAATTATCTGGAATGTCGCTCATAGCATTAAGACAATCATCATTGAATAATGAGTAGATATCATTTTTAATCCCAATACTCATCGTCAGTATCCTCTACAAAAGTAATAGATTCTGCAATATCTTTTAGAATAAGATATACGAGATAGAATCCTGTAGCTAATAACCAAGTGAATTTGAATCCAAAACATAATGATAGGATTTTAACAATTCCACACGTTACTATCCATCCAAAACCATAAACCATTACAATCAATAATCCTGTTATAATATACGAAAGAATCTTTAAGAAAATATTTGGTTTTTCGTTATCAATCATTTCTGTTCCTCATTTGATTTTGTGTGTTTGTTCTGTTTCTTTACTACTTTGTTTTCTTTTTCAAGTTTCTCCTGTAAGTCTAACTCATTTTGTAATTTCCTCATGTCACTTCTGAATTTTCCAATTGGTTTGCATGTGATTCCCATTTACTCTGCTCCTTTCTTTGTCAGATTGATGTATTCGTCAAAAGAAATTCCGTCAGCAATGATAAGCTCTATATGCGAACCGACATCGAATATAATCCTGTTTGGATTATCAATGTCTGGCACGATTCTTGTATAATAGCTTTTGAAATTATGTTCGTCTAAGAACTGCTTAATTGCCGGCTGAATTTCTTCAACACTATATATTTCTATAATTGGTTTTCAATATTTTGACTATTCCTAAAAATAAGATTCATAGTTTTATAAGTTCCTCATATTTGTTTCATGCAAGAATCTGCAAATAAATTTAATACCTAACGGAGATTCGTCAGAAAGTACGTTAGCACACTGTTGAATCTGATTCTCTACAGATTCTTTGTACTTGCAGAATTCGTTATTTTTACAGCGGCTACAAATATTTAATGTTTCATCATCTGATTTGTGCGATGTTTCTGCAATACAATCATGCAAAGTATCACCAAAGTTATAGTGTGTATTTGCTGGTTGTACTTGGAATCGCTCAAATCTATTGTCTTCATTTGGTACTACTGAAATCATATTGACACACCTCCAATTGTTAGTGCGATGAGCATGATGCATAACAAGATTTTCCGTACTTTGTTTTTCACAATCATATTATCCTTTCGTTTAATCTTCCCATACCCACTCAAGCCTTGCATCTACTTTGCGAACTCTTATGTTCCTGCTAAAAATATATGCAATACCATTTTCCAGACATACGGCGTTTACGGATTAATGCTATCAATTTTAACAGTAAAACAGTCGCCATATTCCAAATCGTGTAGCTGCAAAAATTTTTCTGTGTTATTGTTATTAGTTATTGTCATTATTTTAAAAGCACCTACCTCTCTAATGTCAATTCAGCTAATTGATTTTCCAGCTCAAAACACTTGTCTAATAATCTCTCCCTCTCATTCTCGAATGCATTGCTGTACGACACTAAATCCTCGTATTCTTCCTTTGTACACTGTGGACATAAAATGTCGATTTCATCAGCCAGTTCGCAATTGTAATATTCACGCACAATTCGAGATATATCGCTCAAATCGTTGCATACTTCCCAGTTACCATTGATATAAACCATATTTTCTTCATCACCACCTATATATTCTGTAACCGTGTCTTAGCAATTTCGCAATAAGATTCTTCAATCTCATATCCTAGATAGCATCTACCAGTTTCTTTCGCAGCGACTAATGTTGAACCTGTTCCGCTAAATGGGTCAAATATAATGTCATTCTCATTACTTGAATTACATATATAAAATTTGAGCAAATCCACAGGTTTTTCAGTTGGATGAGTTTTGTTGCCGATGATATTTTTGAACTGATGTACTGTTTTAGATTCGCCAATATTATTGATATACTTGGCTTTGCCCTTGCGTAAAAATAAAATATATTCGCAATTTTTCATATAATACTGCGACGGTGTACAGTTATTTTTCTCCCACACCAATAAGTTGTGTAATTTAAAACCAGCTTTTTGAGACTCGTTTAACATTTCAGTCAGATTCAATGTGTTTGTGAAAATATAAGCATGACTTCCTTGTTTAAGCACCCTATACACATCTGGCATCCAATCTGAAATTTTAACATTTTGGTATGCGAATAATTTCCTGTTGCCATCCAACATACCTTTTGGTCTGACAGAATTTTTGCCATTGCTATTACCGCCAGTAATTGTTTTATATGGAGGGTCTGTAATGAGTAAATCAACACATTCTGATTCCATATTTTTCATTACCGTTATAGCATCATCATTTATGATTGTATTTAATTGTATCTCATTCACCACCTATCAAATCACTTTAATCTTCGAAAATTCAGTATAATATCCTTTGTGCCATGCATAATGTGCATAAGCTACTGAATCCGTGTCGCCACCCTCAATAAAACTCATCCTCTGGATAACTCATAGGATTATTACTATCTCCACCCGCTGCACAATCCAAAGTGCATTTATCCATATCAAGAGTGATTGTATTGTCTAAATTGCTAAAGAAATTTTCGATGTCATGGATTGGCGTTCTGTAATAATCCGCTATGTGTTTCTGCCGTGTATTTGAACGATTTGTACTACTCACTTTTTATCACTTCCATCTGTACGCATTCTTTTATATTCAACTATTAATGTATCTTTATTGACCGTTGTTAGAGAATTAGACACCTCATCATTTCTAACTTCTAAATGTTGTTGGATACTGCCATCGTCATCGTAACGACCTCTCATAGCGGCTCCAACAGCGATATAATTGTCTTTAGTGACCGTTGTAATCGTATTGCACAGTCCATCATCTCTTAGAGTATATTCACGCATATTACATCTACGTTCTTTGATTCTTCCAGCCTCATAATCTTTGCGGATTTTCTTTGCATATTCTGTTCTTTGATATTTTAATGCCGCCGGTAATTCAACTTCTTGCGAGTTATTATTTTTACATTTATCAACAGCAATTTGTACTACTTTACTATGTTTTTCCATTACAGTAGGACTAATGCCATTTATATCAAATACTCTACCTGCTGTATGACCACTTGGTACTGTATTGCCTAATACAACCAATCTGTTTGTTTCGCCACAAGCAGAATAATCTACTCCACTTGTGGCTGCTGAAAATTTACTATTTCCTCATCTGTGCAGACGTATTCACTGTCATACTGTGCTTTGTATAAATGCTCAATCAACAATTCACAACAATTTGTAATAATCCCATTGCCAGCCTGTTTATATAAATTCATATCTGCAACGCCAATATCTCTGGCTTTGTCACAATCTTCAAATGTAAGACCTTGCAATTTAAAACATTCTCTTGGGGTCAGCTTGCGTATGCGAATCTCAGATTTATCTAAAATTTTTGGAGTATTACCATGCCCTGCTGTATGTGTCGGTGCTATACCATCCGTTGATACTACTACGCCATCTTGACTTGAGTTTAATTTGCCAACCTGTAAAATCTTTAGCATTCTATTGCCACCACTGCAACTATCAAGTGTTGGTGACAAACCTTCTTCATCATATACTCTGCCAGCCTGTGGGTTTGGTTCTTTTTCAGTACCATACATTTGACCTACTTGTTTTAAAACATTGTCATTGATAACTCTTGGGTCTTTGTAATCCCTTGATGTTAGTGTAGGACTATATTGGTTGTATTCTCTTGCTTTACCCTCTCTTTTGATTTGACAAACATCGTACAACAAAGCATTTGTATTGTTTAGACTTGTGATAAATCTATCCATCTTGTCTTGTGCAATATAGTATTTCTCATCAAACGTCTCTTCTAACACATCTTTTAAACGAACACCTGTATCAAAAGGTTTTGGAAATTCATATGTGCCATTATCAATATCTTTTCTGATACATATAACAAATACACGTTCTCGATTTTGTGGTACCCCACAGTCTTTGCCGTTGATAACTTTCCAATAAGAGTTAAAACCTAAATCTGTCAGTACATCTAACAAGTTATTGAAATCATTGATGAATTTTTTGCTTACAAGATTCTTAACATTCTCAAACATTAGATATTTTGGCAATGTATTATTATCTTTTGCTTTTTTAAGTAGCCGAATATTATCCCATAATAAACTACTTCGTGTTCCGCTGTCAGGGTTTAAACCTCTCATTTTTCCGGCTACGCTGATATCCGTGCAGTTATGCACAATTATATTCTGCACAACATATGAATTATCTTCTTCTACCTCAAGATTGTATACAAGTCCATCATAATCATACTTCTGTACATCATTAACTGGACTCCATATATATCCATCTTCATAAAACGCTTTATCCTGTGTGTTCGTATCAAGCTTAAATGTAATTTGATATGTATCTCTTTGATTTACAATTCTTCCCTCAATCATATGTTTTTTAGGTCTTTGAATAAAATAAACAGAAAAAGGTCTATTATATGCTTTTGCTACGCATTGTCCAACTCCATAAATTAACTCTCTGCTTACAGATGTTATTTTATATAATCCTTGTATATAGCAGCCATCTGAGTCTATATATCCATCCAAAAATGATTTTAATTTATCTTTCGGCAAATCTATAATATCGGAAGTCAAATGTTTATTTGCGGCACCTTTGCCGAATTGTTCAAAATATAAGCCAATATTTTTAAAATTGATATATACGTTATCAACTGTTTTCCCTTTATAAGTATTATACTGTATACCAAGCGACTCAACCTTAGAAATAATCTGGCCAATTTCCTCACTATGTCCACAAATAATTATTCCGTTTTTACTTCTAATCCATCCATCACCAATATATCTACCGACTACATACCAAAAATCGTTTTGTTCAAATAATGATTCTAGTCCATCGTCGTCATAAGTTGGTAATTTTGATTCAGTATTAATTGCTGTTCCAACAAAACAATCTCTATCTAAATCTTTTGCTTTTACCCATACTGGTTCTGAAAATTTTCTATCATACATTCTTCTGTCATTATTCCATTTTTTATATCTGTGGCGAATATAAAACGGATGGTTTTCTGTTGTATATAACGATTCGCTTGGCATAGTGTCGATTTTATATAATTGCTCCGCATGATTTATCATAGATTTTACAACCTTTTTATATTGATTGTTATGAGTTAAAACAAAATCTTGACTTGTCACAGACTCAATCGCTTTGTATCCGTCTTTTGTAAGAACTAATGTCCCCTCTACAAAACACGGAAATGATACCGTCCACAAGTCAGCATAAGGCAATTCATCAATCTTACTAATGTCACCAAGATTATTAGTCAACTGACAAGCCAACCAATACTTCTCTAAATCCTTTTTCTTACGTTTAACCAGTTTGAACCAGTCAAATTTTGTATCTTTTTCGGGATTATAACCTAAATTTAAATCGGTAAGATATTGAGCCATTTCTTCTCTTGATGGATAATCTGAATAATTTTCGACGATTTCATTCGTTAATCCACAATGAATCGCTGCATAAGATAGAACTGCTTCTTTGTAAATATCAGATGTTGTTAGGACTCGAACATCGAATAGTTTAGAATTTTCAAATCCACGACTTTGACAACCTATGCCAGAAAATAACTCATTTACAGTTAATTTAATCTTTTCTTGCTCTTGCATACTTTGATAGGAGCAAAGATATCTTTATCGTGCGCACAAATCTCTTTAAACTCCTTTCGTATAATTCGTAGACTAAATTATCTACTTATGTATTTCTATTTTCGTCAATTACAATTTTTGACTATTTTACGATTTCATATTCATAAATATTAGGATACCATGACAGAAATTCTTTTCTTGAACCACCAACTGTGAAAGTATATGTCTTGCCAACCTCGATACCGGCATAAGCATCAGATGAATTAAAACGTCCTGCTAACCATGCGTCAGTTATTTCATAGACGTAGATCTTATCATTGGTATCTTTTGTGTAGACCAAATATTTGCTCTAGCCGTCGGTATTCTTTACTGCTTTATCCGTTACTGTCGCAGTTACTTGTCTCTGATTTGTGACCTTGTCAATTGGTCGATAAATAAAAACTATCACACAAATTGCAACGATTGTAATGGTTATCCATTTGCACCAGTCAATTTTCATAAAATGCACCTCCTTTTTTGTATCGCTCATCCTTTAATTTTAAATAGTTTCTCATTCGAATTAACTTTATTAGCGGCACCAATGGTTTATGCTCCTCCTATCAAATGACAGACATCAAGCACAACACATAACGCCCAAATAATTGCATCTGCAATCCAAATATTTCTAAGACGTTTCTTTTCTTGGTCAACGGCTATTAATATGCTTATAATAACCAACATAATATGTAAAATTAAAAGTAACATCGTTAATAGTCCCCTCTCTCCGCTATATTCAAAATTTTCCAATAGAAGTTTAGATTCGTTGTTATTTTCTGCTGTACGGTTTTGGCAACGGCTGCCAAGCTACTACTTTGCAGTGGTCATTGTCATTCTGCCAGTATGGAACCTTTCTGTCATACCATGCAAAACTACATGTAACGTAAGGGTTGCTGCCGTCGTTATAATATAAAGTACATAATACTAAATCAGAAACATTGCCGCCATCTATACATTCTGGTAATCTCTCAGTTACTGGTATCCAGCCGTCACTTTCTGAAATACTTAAATTACAATCATCGCAATTTATATTAATTTTTACTTGTTTAATTTGAGTTGAACTCTCATTATATTTATCAGCGTATATATCAACGGATGGATTTGTAGGATTTTTAAAATTTGTAAAAGAAAGATTTCTTTCTTTGCCATGGTCATTTTTAAATTTTAAATTTACTTCTAAAACATCTGTTATCGTCTCGTCAATATCTCTCATTTAGCCCTCCCGTAATAGTTCTTATACATCTAAACCGTCAGCTCCAATCCAATAATTCAGTTTTTATTTTTCTTACATTAATACAAGTTATTTAATTTTTCCTCTAAATTTTTTCTTCTATTTATTGTTACGTGTCATTCCGAAGTATCATATCATAGAAATCTTTCATCGCAGTAATACACGCCATCTCTATATTTCTTTGTGTTCGGCATTTATATTCTGGGTCACGTAGATACATTACAAAGCTATTATGTTCCCAATCAGCAGCATGAACTTCTTCTGCAAATTTTTCATTAAAAGTCTTGCAGTCTTTTCTAGTTCTGGCATATCTTCCAACATTACCTCTTAATGGAAAGAATTGTACTATTATTAAGTCATCCATTAGTTTGATCCTCTCAAATAAATCGCAAAATTTATATGTTATCCTGCACTATTCCTATTGCACATTCACCACTGTATAAAGTATCAATAAAAAATGGACAGCTTTTACAACAAGCATTAGATATATTGTTATTAACTGCACACTTTTCTTTCGCCAACTCATCAAGTAATTTCCATAAGTTCGCTTCGTCTTCTCTACGCATCATCACACCTCTATCGAATCTCTACTTCGCTAATCTTCAAACGGAAGATATGTTTCATAAAAATCTTTTGCAACAACAATATAATACTCATTATCTTCGTCGTAATTAAAAATAATTAAAAACATATCACCATATGCCTCATACCAGTAGTCTTCGTCATTATGCTCTTCCAGATAGCATATTCCTGTTTTGATAGTTCTTATAATTTCATCTGCGCCTATTTCTTTGACTACTTTTCTATCCGCATTTATTCTAAGAAAATGCACTGGGAATTCGATATTGTCAATGCTTAATTCAATACCATCCAACGCATCAACGCCTGTTTCATTTCCACAACAAGGGCAAGTGATATATCTTTGTCCTAATGCTCCGATATGTGTTAATGCTTTTGTGATTTCTAATTTTGAATCACAGCAATCACATTCTATAATAAATGCATCGTCTTCATTATTATTAGGGTCTATGTTTGAGTTTTTGTAATTGTTTTCTATCACTCTAATTTGTTCTAATGCCATTTTATCACCGTTACAATACCTTTCTATGAATCGAACCAAAACACTATTCTTACACTATACCAATAACGTCTACATTTTTCTTCTAGTTCTACTTCGTTTTCTGCAAATAAACATTCATATTCTTCCAGTCTATGCTCGATTGGTTGAATGATATTTTTTAATAATCGTATATATACATTACGGCAACCGTACTCATCTAGTGGGCTATCATAACAATGCTTAGACCAAGTCTTCATTAATTCGCCTAATGCCAGCCAACTCGGAGTATGTAAATAAGTATCGGATTCATACTCGTCTTTGATATATTTATTCGCCGATTCAGGGATGCCTCTAGGCTCTACAATCGGCTCTGGATAATTACTCCTTACACCCGCTAATAAACCGAATAATTCATAATCTCTACCATTGTAAATACTTACTGGGAAGAATGGAAATGTCTTACAATAGTGCTTTTGGTCTTCCCAATCTTCTCTAATTTCATAATGGTCTAAAGGAATCCAATCACCATTCTCGTTTATTTTTTCTAATCTAATATGTATATCGCAACCCATGTTTTTACACCTACTTTATTCATCAATGCTTTAAAATTTCGGAAATTATTTCATCTAGCATTCTTTAATAATGTGATTTCCTCATAGAAGGAAGATAAAATATAGCCGAATAATAGGAGAGGTACTAATGAAACAAATTAGGAAATAGCAAACTCTAATACACTATCGCTCTACCATTGAGCTACATTCGCTTTCGCAAATGACTGGACTCGAACCAGCAACAAATAGTCCCCCATACAGAAGAGAAGGAAGAACTTGCATAGCCTAATCATGATTTACTAAATTTAAATTTGCAAGTTATAAATATTCACCAACAATAACATCAATGTCACACGGCGTAATGCCATCCTCGACATCAAAGACAACATCTGCATCTTCTTTGTTCTCTACACGAAGTCCTCTGGCTCTGATATGCAAGTCAATCAAATCGTATAAGTTTGGTTTTCTCATATTGACCATACTGTAGCAGGTAGCTTCTACACCGGTTAAATTACTCTCAATGTTGTTGCCATAATTCCTGCGACAGCAGCCACCTAATGAAATATTCATATCACACCATATAAACTCTCGATTAACACAATCAAAGATTACCGGTACAGAAACGGTACTCTGTGACACCAAATCCATTTTCTGCTCTACAGTTTTTGGTTCGTATATCTCACCAGAGCCAACATCTTCTCTACCCATCCAACCAAACATCGCATGAGGCAAATCAGCAAATTTTTGTTCTGTGAAGCTGTAGACCTGAAATACCACATATCTCGCCCCGTATTTAACAACCGAATCAATATTAAAGTCTATGAACTCACTCACGCCATCGCCATAAACACTGCCACCGTTTATTATATCACCAGATTGACATGCCTGATATTTTGCAGAGCGTAAATTTGTATATGAAATATGCTCTATATAATGCCAGTCTTCGTCAAAAATTGCAGCGGATAAATCTAAGTCAACTCTATCAGTGTAGAAATAATTATCACTGCCATGTTTATCAGTATTTGTCCACCAGATAAATCCTCTCATCACATTAGCGTTATCTGCGAATGGAATTCTCGATCCTCTGGTAACTGCTTTAGATGTTTTACTTGCACTTCTCTGGCTAAATGGAATGATATACCTTTTCAAATCCTCTGACAGATATACATTCCCAAGAAAATCTTTGCTCCTATAATTGTTAATCAATGCATTCTCGCATATCTCAACAATAGCAGTACAATTCTTCTCATCAATCTCTGGTAAAGTGTTCTCAATGCAATGTGTTCTTGCTAAACAGCCCTTTGGAAAGAATACTCTATATTCCAGATTATCTGCACGATGTAAGAAATGCTCTCTCACCTGTAACAGTACCGTTGTCGATATATCATCAGCTACACTTTTAAACGTATTGATTACTGCATTTGTATCATCTGCGCTTCTAAGCAGTAAATCCAACTTCCTAGCCAATTCACCAGGTCTATCCTTTAAAAGTCGTAATGCTGTATTATAATCTTTTTCTTCAATAGACTTGGTTACTTTGCCAGCAAACGTGTTAATCTTAACATTGTTACGGATTTTATAAAAAGCTGTTTTAACTTTATTGTACTGCTCACCATATTCTGACGGGTGCAACCTTTCTCCAACACGAATCCATTTATTCTTGTATCGGAGCATATCTTCTTCAATATTGCCACAATTCTCCAGTAATTCTAATAAGATTCTTCTTTCTTTCCTCTTAAAACTCCTAAATCTAGTGTTCGTTGCCAAGCTGACATCGCCATCAGACATTGCCGTAATAAGCCTTAGTACATCTGTAGCCGTTTTGAAATACTTCTGAATATCTTTTGCAGCGGGTAGCGTTTTGTTCTCTAAATATAATTTACCAATTAATGCCACATTTTCTTTCAGCGGTATCTCGTCAGGAAAACGTACTGTTGTATTCTGAAAGATATAAGTCAAATCCTCTTTATCAGTATTAGAGATTGATGTCTTTGACTGACATAAATTGTTAAAAATATCCTGTATATCACTATCGTTTCCTAAATCAATTACCTTTACTTTGGTTTCCTCAAATAGAGGTAATCTCTCATCCTTTTCTTCATTTGGAAGAATAGTGCCGAAAGACCAATAATGAATCAAAGCATTGAGATATAGTTTTGATTCATCTGCTTCCATTACTGATTGTGGAAAATTTGGATACATAGGTTTATATTCTACATCTGCCCCAACCAAATTTTTGAGGATAGGAATGATTTCTAAGTAGAAACTCTCCAGTTCAGATATGTCTACAAATCTTAAACGGTCAACCAAATCTTGCGAAAATGTATAACCTAAAGATTCTACATTTTTTAAAATTGTTGCAATATACTTCTCATTTGATAAAGATACTTCTACTGTCTTGTTGACAATAATTTTATTTTTCCTACGCAATAAGATTTCATTAAATGAATTCATATAGGTTGTTCCTTTCTTAAAAATGAAATTGGTGACAGTATCTCTTGATTCGATTTCTTATTTGTTATATAGAAGGAACTGCCACCATAGCCTATTAGTTATGTGGAGGTAGGAGAATCTATTCTGTATTTTGTGCCTGTAGCACTCTCAAAGGCTAACAGACACAAAATGTCATCATAATTAATTCATAGAAGGAAGATTCTTTATAGCCACATTTTTGAGTTTTGTATAACAGGAGATTACAAGTTCTAAATAGCCCTTAAATCAATAGAAGGAAGAATCCGTATAGCCTGTTATTTGTATACATTAGGAGATTCGTAAAACTAGGATATAAAAATTAATTCATAGAAGGAAGTTTCACAATAGCCTAATATAACTGTCTTATTTATATATTCTGTTTTTGATTTTTCGATTTTTCAACTTTTAACTAATTGCCCAATTCTTCTTCAAAAGGAAATTGGAACGTGAAATCAGGTATGGAAGATAAACAATGATTTTGAAATTGCATTATAGCCTGATATTGATTTAGCAATTTGTTTAATACTGTTAATACAGTAGCTTCGTTTGAATATTTTGCCATAACATAATATAAATCATAGTTATCTGGATGCCATGCGATAATTTTCCCACGGTCATCGTTATCCGTACCGACACACATTAGATCATATGGCAAATCTATGTCGCCATCTTGGCTAATAATTCTCAGCATTTGAATCACCACCTGAATAATATGTCTTTTCGTTGAATATATTTCGAACTTTCTCTATACCACTTATGCCACCAACAGCATAAGCTATATCTGCATTATTCTTTGTTATTTTTATCAATGCATCGTATAGATTATTACTTTCAATCAAGCAAATTTCATTTTCTCCGAGTTTTTGTAAAATCTCGTCAATCTTCTTTTTTGTTAGAATTTTCACTTACTCCACCTCGCATTACGATTTCTATTGCTGTTTTTATCCCAACTGCTTGCATTCCCAGAAAAGGATTTATACACACGGGACGCTGTTTCTTTTCCAATTCTTCAACAACCTCATACACGTCATAAGCTGTCGGTTGTTCGTTAATGATTCTTATGTCACGCTCCAATGCAGAAATCAACTCACTTGTATTTCCATGTTGCTCATGGCTTTTTATCATTTTCAGTTTCAATTCGTCAGCGTCTATCAGTCTCACAATTCGTCACTTCCTCCAATTACATAATCGAACTCCCATTCTTTTGTATGCCTGTTATAGTGGCTGTTTGCTTTGCAACGAAAATCCCATTGTTGCGGATTACCCTTACTTAGGGGACATTCATTACAATGAACATAACCTGTTTCATCTCTTGCTCCATATTTTTCACATATAGCTTGTTCACGTTTGTTTGCTATCATTACTGTACCTCGCTTGATAAAGCGCTCACAGCTTTATCTATATTTGCGTTAGCCCACTTAATCCAATTCTCTGCAAATGGTCTAGTTATCTCATTCAGACCAAAAATTTCTCTTGTGATAATATATCCCTTGTTGACAGCTTCTTCCATCATTTTTGTGGTGCTATCGACATCATCAGCATCTAACGGAAAAAAATTTGACTTTGTAAAATATCTTCTCCCATATCTCCTTGTAATGGTAATTTTGATAATCTTATCTTCAACAAGTTCCCAAAATTCTTCTCCATTTTTTGACTTTTTATAAATTCCGCCAACCGAATCTCCAATATCCATTCTGCCTAATCTCCTTTCAAAAGTTCCTTAAATTTCTCAAACTGTTTCTGCGATACCTTGTTGTTTGCCTTTTCCGGCTTTAACGTCACAACTAAGTGCTTTTCGATGATGTTTGACAGTTCCCTTGCAAGGTTCTTTTCGCCTTGCTTTAATCCATCTCTATATCCTCTACTAGGCTTGTACTCTGCTATTTGTGTTTTCCCTTGCGATTGGCTGCCACCAGTTTTGTTATAAAGTTGGAAACCATGGTTTCCAAGATTCTTTATGATTTCCGTTTCTTTTTCGTCCAGTTCTTCACGTTTGCAAGTCTTATATATTAAATGCCAACCATACGGATTATCCTTGTCGTAAAATCCTCGTTTTTTAAGACTTAACCCGATATGGTCATATTCGCCTAAATGTGATGCGCACCTCTCACATAAATTAACTGCCTGTCCGACATACGCCATATATAACCCAGTTTCATCATTTCTATGAAAGACATATATTCCGCTTGAACGTGGAATACTAGGACAAATTGCTTTTATGCGTTTTTCCCTCTCGGATTTAATAGCGTAAATCTGTCTGTAATTAGGTTTACCCATCAATTCCACCTCGCTTTTATGGCAATGTTTTTTCTAACATTCCTGCCTCAATCAAATCAAATATTATGTCTAAATACGTTCTCGTGTCTCGGTATCTGCAATTTGCGTCTTTGTGTATTCTGGGGTCGTTCTCTTCCCACTCATTCACATCGAATAATGCAGGACTTACAAAAAGCATTTTACAACCCCTTGCAACGCATAAGTAGTAACATCTAAGTTCTTTTGATACGCCCTTGCAACGCTTAAAACCGAACTTTTCAAATTCTTCTACGTCAACTTTTGGTCTTAACATCTTCTATTCCACCTCGCTCCAACAATTCTTATCTTCCCAACCTCTCGAATGAACTTCTGAAAGAATATACTTCTTTGTATGTTCGTCGATTTCATCTACTTCAAATTGTATAGAATCGTCATATTTTTTATTGAAAACAGTAACTATCATTTTATTCCACCTCGCTTTACAATTTCTATAGCCTCATTCAACGCAATTCTCTTGTTATATGATTCATCAAAGTAATGTCCGGAGAAGTAATTTGTATCGTTTTCCACTTTCTTCATTTCGTTATAGTAATAATCTTTTTTACTTTCCAATTCTTCAACAACCTTATCCACGTCATAGGCTGTCGGTTGTTCTTTAACCATAGGGATAATATCTCTGACAATTTCCATTGTACTTCTTGGTGTTCTTACCCTTTTTTCAAGTTCATCAATAAGTAAATCAGCATCTATCAATCTCATCTTCGCCACCTCCAATATTTCATCTAACTTATACCTCCTTTGTGTCCTTTCATTCCGGCACTTCGCAAAGCCGAAAAGATAACCTTTTCTGCGTGTTCTTGGCTCATATCTCTGTCCATTGTTATGTCCATGTGCATAGACCAATTTTTCTTCTTGTAATCATCTGTTTCAAAGAAATCAATGAGACTTTGTTTCTCATCATATTGCTCTTTCATCTTTGCTAACTCCTGCTCTGCTTCGGATTTTGTAAGAAATACTCTATAATAATCCAAGTAAGGCTTATCAGTAATTATGTTTTCCAAATAGCAAATAACTCCATCGTAATTATCGTATTTAAATAACACTTCTCTAGTATTTAAAATAACGATGTTATCAATCGTATATGGCATAATCCCTAGATTATCTATTTTTTCATCTGTATCAATTACATATAATATGTCTCCCACCTTACAAGGCAACCGCAACAGCAAGCCTTGTTCCTCTGCTTCTTTCCATCGCTTGTATTTTCTGACATCATCATTTGTGATAAGCAAACATTCCGCTAGTTCTTCATCTTTTTCTTTCTGGTCACAAAATTCAATAACCGAGTTTACTATTCCTTTTACTGTAAGGCATCTTGAAAATTTTTTATCCAATTCATCCTCTAAATCCTCATATTCTGCAAGTTTTTCAATTATGTACCACATATTACTACAATCACTTGCACAATCATGATTACCATGAACTGGACAATTTTTTGCACATTTTGTCATATATACTACGTTGTCTCTGGTTCTTGCTGTTAATCTTTCCATTTGCAAATTCTCCTATTGAATTTCTACACCAATACTATCATCTGCATCGCAACTCATATGCTAACACCCCGCCTCTTTCTTTTCTGTTTTTTCTTTTCACGTTTTTCATATTCTGCATATATCTTACTAACAGTCTCTGATATATCTACAGTAATTGTTCCATGTCCTTTGTCTAACGAATATGTTCTATATGAATAACTATTAGGCAACTGTGAGATATCATCTAACACAGGTCTGTCTACCGGCTGTTTAGGAGTATAATGTTTCTGAAAATCATTCCAGCAGTCATCGCACATCGGCAGCATCCAGCCATTGATATTCGTCAATCCTGCATATGGGCTTCCACAGTTATAGCATACATGCTCACTAATAAACTCATATTTCGAAATAACATCATAAATCTCCTTTGGTGCAGCATTGGTATATAGACGCATTTGTCCGTATTTTTCTTTTGTTTCAACAAAATACAGCTTGTCTAAATAATGTGATTTAATACATGCATCACGCAAATCCTCTAATAAGAATTTTCCAAATCCAATATTCCAGCCGCTAAAACCATCAAGCATAGTGTATGAATAATCATAATCTTTTGATACCTGACCAGTCCATGCGGAACGTGGAACAATAAACGGATATCTTTTGCATAACTTCTTATTTCTTAATATAGTTTGTTTCTTTTTTCTTCGTTCTTTCTTCGTCATATTCTTTACCTATTAATCCACATAGTCTATGAATTTATCACCACAGCACATACATCTGACTGTTTGACATTCTACGATGCCAGTCGGAATAAACTCATACACAAATTGTTCACCGGCTGTAGCATTACTCTTACAACCTTGTGCAACATGACTTTTAATCCATTTATCAATACGTTTGCTTGTTTCAAATTTCATATTATTATACACCTCTTTACCATGTCATACGTGGAGCAATATCTTTCCACAGCAAGCAAATTTCTTCTAAATTTTTAGAATATATCTCATCAAACTTATACATATCTTCAAGTTCGCCAGAATCATTAAATGTTAGTATTTCTTTCGCTAACTCGATAATCCTATCTATCACTTCTCCCTGTGTCATAGCCTGCCCGTTGTAAGTAATTTTATAGAAACTTAGATTTACAACAGTAACTTCTTTATACATCATCAGTCTCGTGTAAATCCACTCGATAAATGACATATCCAAAAACCATGTTTCTCTATCATCGAATTCATATTCCTCCCGCTGTTTCGCCCATAGTTTTGCTCTGCCATCATCGTCAGGAATAAAATTTGTACCATATTCTGTTATGTCCAAGCCTAAATCATCTAAATACTTACATCGCTGCATCATATTACCTCCACTAAATTATTCACTATCTATTTCTGTATTTGTGTTTTCTGATTTTTGACTACAGAAACCATCCACGAATATTTTGAAGTTAGTATATAATTCTTCAATGGATTTTGCTGTAACATTCGTACAAGGTTGTCTAAAGAACAAATCAAAGGGCTCGTCTTTGCTTAAGCCATTATCATCCATATACTTTGTAAATGCACTAAGACAACGCTTGAGATAATCACATATATCACCATATATCTCGAATATATAAGCTGTTTCAATCCCAAGCTGGTATTCTTTCTTTTTCTTATCGTAGATAATCTCAATGTCATTCATTGTAGCAAAAGAAGGCTCTCCACCGTATAAATCGTCATAGCTTTTTATTCCCCAGATGAATTTAATATCATCGTTTTCGAAAAAGCAGTTACCGTACTTCTTATTCATTCTTCTGCAATACGCATTTGCCCGATAAGACTCGATATCATCTTTTAAGTCTTGTATTTGTTTAAATGGGAAAAATCTACACAATTCACCATAATATAGATTAGATAACGAATAACATTTCCCATGTGATTCGCAATTTTCTTCATACTTATATGGACACAAGATACATTGCTTAGTCTTTATCATAAATTTTACTCCTTTACGGCTGCAACAACTTGTTACATATACTTATTCTGTTTTTGGAATTGTGAAAAATTTGATATTCATAAAGATAGACGAAAATTAGATTGCTGAGAAAATAATCTTGTGATATAATCCAATTCAGAGAACAACCGTGTTACAGGGTGCGTTGACCTTCATTCTACATAGAATCGGAGGTGGTGCATATGAAGAACAGTTTCAATTTTAATGATTTGATGCAGTTCGGTATATTCATATTAGCATTGCTGACCTTCATTTACTTGATATGTCACTAATGTTTTAAGCATAGCAAAACCACCCTTGTTACTTTGACCGAGTATCGGGTGGCTTTTGCTATCAATATAATATGGTCAACCCACCTTGTGGGCGGTTGTTCCTCTTTTTATAATATAACACATTATAATATTTTATTCAATAGCGAAATAGCAAAAACCACCATGATATACCCTTGGAAAAGTAAATTTAGGTGGTTTTTACTATTAGTAATTATTTCGCAATTCATTGTAACATATTGACAGTACAATTTCAATTAGCATATATTGTATTGTACATATTATTGGCGTAATATGTCAACGAACTATATGGTTCTTTTTTTAGAATTATTCCGTCTTCAATTTGATACTCATTGTTTGGAAACAACAATTTAAACAACTCAATACAATCCGTATCTTTATACGGCATTGAATGTAAGTCACAATAACGTTTCAGCACATCATTCGATTCAATCATCTGCTGATTAAACTGTGCGATATAAAGTTTATATTCTTCTTCAGTAAACTCTTTATCAATATTGTTTTCTTCAACTATTTCGTTTGTTTGCAAATGCAGTTCATTAAGATCTGCTCTAAAAATTTCTTTTTTTACAACAACCGCTTTATTATCTGAAATATTTAATTCTTTATAAAAACCATTACATAACCAATTAGTAGCATCAGAATAGTTATAATATGGTTCACCATCAAAACTGCATAACTCAGTCCATTCACTAACTTCCTGTGTCTTCTTAATTTCTGGCTTTGCTGTAAAAACTTTTTTGGTATTACCATCTTTATCGGTAATTTCTTTTGTATGCGGGATTACCTCATATATATTATTAACTTTCTTTCCTAATACAACTGTTCTCATAATTTGTCCTCCTTATGATTATAAAAATTAAATTGATAAGTATATATTCTGTTTTTTGTATTACTATTTTTTACGTTTTGTCACTAATTGTACGGTTGTTCTTATCACCAATTCCTATATCTTTCATGTCTATCATTTGCTCAAAGAATTCGCCTTGTTTAATCTTATCGCTCAGCACATCGTCAAACATATCTTCTATCAAACAAAAGAAACGTATATCTGTGTGAAAACGTGGAAAGACTTTTTCCCTATTTTTGTTTATGTTACCTCTTAGTAATGGTAATCCGTGTCTTCTACGCTTGTTATTATCCCAATGCAACGGGTTAGCATAGAATTCAGTTTTTCTTCTATAGTACTTTTCTTTTTCTTCAGCAACTAATCTGTCAATCTCTTGTTGTCGAGCCAACTCTTTGTCTGTTAGTTTACGATTCATAAAATCTTTAAATAATTGTTGAAATTTTTTTTCTGTCTCAATAGATACTTGGTCGTCTAGCCATATTTGTTTATCTAACCATGATTGAGGCATCTTCATTGAAATCACCAATCCTTTATTTTATATGTCCAATTCCTCTTCAACAGGTTCCTTCGGCAAATATATCCATGCAATAATTTTAGACTTTCGTAAATCATATATAATTGATTGCCATTGATTGTTGGATCTATACCCTATTTCGTATCGAAATCCAGTACGTTTCGTATCTTTAAATTCCGAAGTGTATTGGATATACATCAAAATATCTTCATAGTCTTTAGGATATTTTGTTGGCGGTTGCCACTCTGAACCCCAGTGTACAATATTCTTTATTTCTTCTGATTTTACTATCTTATATTTACAATACAACATATCTATCGTGTCAGCGGCAGATTCAATACTCTTTCTAATACTCTTTATTGGATACATATCCAGTTCTTTATCCTTTGCTAAATCTCTAAGATAGTTAATTTGATTATCAATATAGCTCATTCGCAATTACTCCTCCTACGTCGCATTTTCCGAATAAAAGAAAACTTTTATTCATTATTCTAGCCAATCATTATCCAGATAGTAAAATCCAAACACACAAGTTACCATGCCAATTATTAACGGTAATTTCCAATTTGTTTTCTTGTTATATTGGTATTTTCTCCTGCCTATTTATTTTATGTACAAACTCTCATATACAATACTATTATTTGATTTACCGATAGTTCTCTTAAAACTACTGTTCCCATTTAATAAATATTCATGTTTTGAGTAAATATCGGCTGGAACTTCCTGCGTATTATCATCTTCACCACTTATGCCATCAAAAGATAAAGCATATTTACATGGAATATTTCTTAACCAATTCCAAAAATCATCATAGTCAATACATCCATAATACATTCCTTTGGTATTTGCATATGGAGGATCTAAATATAAAAAATCTTCTTTGCTTGGATTTATTTCTTCATACGAGCATGAAATAAATTCAACATTATTTTTATTTAATAATTCGCTCCATTCCTGAATGATTTTTTCTAAAGTATTTGGAATAATACCATTTCTCGTCACATGGAAAGAATTGTTAAATTCACCATTACGATTGTATCTTGGCATTCCATTTGTTGTTGTCCTCATAATAAACATAAAATCCAAAGGGTTATGTTCTTTGTTGTATCTTTCTCTGATAGATGAAAAGTAATCTTTTTTCGCTGTTTATCATCGTCTATGTTTAATTCGTTCCATAGCTGCCGATAATATGAAGATACTAAATCAGGGTGATTCATAATTTCATCCCATAAATCAATTAGACCTACATTCAAATCACTGCACACATAATGATTTACTTTTATGTCACTATCTAATAATCTTCTAAGGACTGATGCACCACCACAAAACGGTTCGTAATATGTATCAATTTCTTTTGGGAAATATTTCAATATTTCTTCTGCTTGACTACGTTTACTTCCACTCCATTTAATTACTGGTTCATACATTTAACTACTAAGAGCGAAATTTCTTTAAGGCTGCCACTCACTGCTCCTTTCGTCTAATTGTTATTTTATTTCACAGAATAGAACAAAGAAAACTTATCCTAAAAATTCAACAGTTATCTTATACTTGTCGTGTTCCTCATTTTCTGGATTGCTACCACGACATGTAATGAAATCTGCAATAATTCCATCACCATTATTTTCTACATTAACGAAATATAAATCATATGAACCATCTTCATTTAGTTCATCAGCAAGGCATCCATCTACGTCAAGAAACCTATCTTTAATCATTTGTTCTACTTCGTATTTTTTGAACATACTTTTCCTCCTTGTTAAATAAAACAAAAATTCTATCTGTAAAATTAGTCTATATATAGTGGTTTAAAAATAATAAAACACTATATATAGTATGTCTATTTTTGAATTTTACGGCTCAAAACTCGGCATAAGCTGCAACTTGAATAAATTCTTCTCATGTAATAAATCAATTTTTGCTTTGACATCTTTATCCTCAATCTCACCAGTACGGATATATCTATCTAGTACGTCATAAGTGAAACCAAGATTGTCTTCATCGGTCTTTCCGCACAACCCATCAGTAGGAGTCTTATCTACTAAGGCATCGGGCAAGCCCAATACTCTGCCAATTTCTTTAACTTCTGTAACTGTCAGCTTTGAAAGTGGACTAAATGAACCAAAGCCGTCTCCTCCGTATGTTGCATAACCAACCCAATCTTCTGATAAATTACAATTACAACTAGGAATCCCGTTCACGCATTGGGCGTAAAAATATAATTCTGTCATTCTAATTCTAGCTGGGACATTTGTTATAGCTTGTGTTGTTGGGTCTACACCATTAGCTGTCATTTCATTGATAATGCCATCTACTGCTGCTCCAATATTAACAACTTTATATTTTATCCCAAGATGTTTAGCACACATTTTACTATATTCAATATCACTCTGTACATGTTGTGGCAACATAATACCTTTTACCCTATCTTTGCCCAGTGCTTCAACACACAAAGCAGCAACTACACTTGAATCTTTTCCACCTGATAATGCAACTACAGCATTCTTATCTACAAATCTTTCTGCAAATAGATTTTTAATCCATTCAACACATCTATCTTTTACTTCTACGGCATCAAAATTTTCCATATTATCTCCTTTAATTTGTCGATATAAATCCTTTTTACTTAGCTTCTAATAACTGCTCACGCATTACATCATAAAAATCCCAAACAGAATCTGGGACATATTCTTCCCACTGACACTCATCATCTTCAAGCATTAATTGCCTGAGTTTAGTTGCAGATATACCATCACGCTTAACAATTAACTCTGCAACATCAGAAAGTTCATCTCCTCGAAACCATTGACTACGGCTTTTATCGTTACCATATATCATCAATTCCGGTTTTTCATTGAGTTTTTCAGTTGCAATTTGAAGTAAGTATTCTCCCCATCTTTCACTGATTTCATCTTCTGCACTCAAATCATCTATTGTTTCAATTATTATTCTGGAATCTGACTGATATTCCGCTTTTAACATAGCTGTTCGCAATCCAATCGTAAATGGATTTCTTTTTGTACCAGACACCTGCGCACTCCCTACGAGTATCAAAACCTTATCACTCAAAGTAAGTGCCGTATCTATCAGCCGTTTATGCCCAAGATGAAATGTTTGGAATCTTCCACATATTAAAGCCGATGAAAACTCACTCATTTCTCATCCTCCAATCAATACACCTCTGTAAATATTCAACATACTGTGGATTTTTGCACATCCCCTTACCTTCAACATCGGAAATTTTAGCAACATCCTGACCGTTGCACTTTGTAGTTTTCATAACAATATTAAGTGCTGGAACATCTGTGTCATTACTCAAATAAGTGCCTATCCCAAATGCAACCTGTGTGCTTTCTTTGAAGTGTCTAAATATCTGGTCAGCCTTTTTAAAATTAAGACTATCACTGAATAACAAAGTCTTTGTTTTAGCGTCTACTCCAAGTTTATTGTAATGCTCAATCATTTTTTCGCCCCATTCAATAGGATCGCCACTATCATGTCTGACACCACTGAATAATGTAGCATATGTCAACTGGAAATCTCTAAGGAAACAATCAGTAGTAATAGCGTCTGTTAGAGCTGTACCATTTAGAATGCCATACTCCTTAACCCAAGCATCCATTGCGTACCAATTAGAATATGCTGGGTTATGCTTATGATTGCCCTGTCCAACACACATTATCCATTCATGTGCCATAGTACCTACCGGTGTAACGCCAAATTTCTTTGCTAGATAAACATTAGATGTACCCACAAATTTGGAAACGTCATGCAGCGGATTTTTAAGTGATGAAAATTTCTGTACGGCAAGTTCCTGTGCTTCGGCAGATAATCTTCTTCTAAGACCAAACTCAGAGAACACTCCCAGATGCCATTTGCCACCATAAATCATCTCATATTTATTATTAAGACGTTCCTTGAAGCTTTTAATAAGTTCATCATAATTGTACTGCATTCTAAAATAGACTTCATTCACAATTGCAAGCATTGGAATTTCATACATGGATGTATTAAGCCATGTTCCTTTAGTTTCGATACGCATACCACAAGTTTCATCACTTGTAGAAATAATTTCAAAGTCTTCATATCTAGGCTTCCACAATCTCAAAAAATCCACATAAGAACCTTTAATCCATTGAATATTTTTCAGATAAGCCAATTCATCTTCTGTAAACCTAAGATTGCAGTACGCTTTCACCTGTTCCTTAATTTCATCAACCATTTGTGGCGTAAATACGACATCTTTATTACGGCACTTAAATGTCCAAGTTGTTTTATAACCGCTAAACTGATGGTAAATAGCCTGTCCCATACTGAATTTGTACATATCATTTTCAAGTAGACTATTGATAATTTGTGGTAATCTCATTCGTTTCACCTCCATGTGTTATTCTCCTATAATATCAATCTGGCACATCTTCATTGTTGTTAAAGCAGCATTATGACTTTCCGGTGTAACACCTGCGCAGCAACTTGCATCTACAGTTATTTTTACTTCTGGGAAATATGCCTTTAATAGCAAAGCATTTGAAACAACACAAATGTCGGTGCATAAACCAACTAGCTCAATTTCAATATCATCATTGTTATCCTCGATTCTGCAAATATCAGTAATTAATCTCGTTGAGGCGAATGTCGATTTTTCTAATGTTTCATAATCCTTGTCAGATAAAGCATTTAAAACCTTTTCATTAAGCAACCAACCATTTGTCATTTTGATACAATGCGGAACCGGCAACTTCTTCCCCTCGGATGTCTCCGTATAGTTGCTATAGTGAGTGTCAAGTGTGGCGATAATTTTGCCATCGTGGTTTTGAATCTTATCTACTACATTATCTACAATTCCAACAGCATCTTGTGTCCCTAATGCCCCATCAATGAAGTCATTCTGCATATCAACTACTACTAATACTTTCTTCATATTTCCAACCTCTCGTTTCTGTAAATTTTTTGCTTAAATCTACCGTTTTATTCCAAAATATTTCTATATAGTGATATTGCGACATTATAATCACTATATAGAAAAATTTTATTTGTATCAATAACTAATCATTCGTTAATCCTCTAAAAATATGCCTAACAACATCTACAGTCCAACCATCGCCACACATATTATAAATTTGACTATTAGAAACATCCATTTTATACCAATCAGGAATCGTCTGTAATTTTCTATATTCATTTGGTGTAAGTTTTCTACATCTCCCATTGTCATACACTTTCTTTTGAAGATTTCCACCTCTGCAGCTAGTCAGTGTTGGAGCCTTAAAATTCTTATTATTTACTCTCTTTAGTATGTCATGTCCTTTTATATGTAAAGTGGCACAAACTTTTTTATCATCGCTATGATATGTAAATGGTTTATCGTAATAGAATTTCTCCTCCACTTCATCATCCATGATGTCTTTCAAAACTAAATCACACGATTCTGGTAATGGTGCAATTGGTATATTTGTCCAGTAGTTTCGCTTCCTATCTTGTGCTGAAAATAAGTTGCTATTAATTAAAACAGGTTCAACACCCAGACATTTACTTATTTCTGCTAAATCAGATTTATTATCGCTCTGAACATTTTCTACCATAAATTTGACTTCTGAGTTATTATTTTTCTTAATCCACTGCAAAATTGCATTACAAGGATAAAATAACCAAGATACACCCTTTAATCCATTATGATAATATTTCCTGCCGGCAGTTGCCTTTGAAAGCGACCTACATGGACTTCCAAAGATTACTAAATCAATTTGAGGTAATCCTTTTAATTTTTCTTCATTTAAAATAATTTCATTATCATTTTTAACTTCAATCACAAAGTTCATCACATCGCCAATTTCTTTTGTATTTGGGAAGTTATCAGTTGTAACTTTTATTGCATTTGGTTCAATCTCACTGGCGATATATTCATTTACAATAATATTTTCTTCTTTTAATGCTATTTGACCACATGACATTCCATCACATAGGCTTAAAACATTTATTCCTTTTATATCCAAGTGTTGTTTGGAGCAAAGATATCTTTATCGTGCGCACAAATCTCTTTAAACTCCTTTCGTGATTATTTTTTTAATTTAAATTTCTTATTTATTTATCGTTGTCCACAACAATTAGTACAGTCCCAGATTTACCAAAGCTTTGATTAGATTGTGCTGTTAATGTCGGTACATAATCAGTCACTTCTAAACAATTATATGGAACAAAATATTTTGGAATATAACCGTTCTTCTCATAGAACTCTCTGTACTTTCTTTCTACATACGTTTCTTTTTTTTTCGCTCATATTTTACTCTTCTAGTGTTATTTGATTTTGACATCCGCATTTCTTACATCTGTATAGCCATGCGTATGCCACAGGTTTTTCATGGTATTCGCTGTATATTCGTACTCCCGATGCTAAACACTCCCATTCATGTTTGCAGAAACAGGAACGGATATAGTTTATTAATGTTCTCATAGTCTATCCTCTTTTACTCATTATATGGCTTAATAGAATTTCTTGGATTTATTCTTCGTCAAATTCCACTTTTCCATATTTCCCATATGACCATTCTAATCTGCCATCAAAGCTTTCATAATCTTCTTCGTTTTCTTTGATTAGATTTTTGACATAATCAACATCAAGCGTTGTGAAACAGAAAACTGCACCACCAAAATGACTGTCAAGGGTTAGATATCTTCCCTTATCTTCTTCAAAGGATTTCATTCCATCTAAATTAACACCCGTATGTTCTGAATAATATTTTATATATTCATATTGCTCTGCCGTTTCTATAATACCAAATGGATTTGCTACAACTTCTGCCCATCCGCTGCTAGATTTTGTATGGTCTTTTTCATATTTCTTCGTCCATGATTCGTTTGATTTCTGAAAATTTCATAAATATCTCACATCCTTATCTACCCTTATATACCTTACACTCACTCACCTGACAACACATAGCACTACTTATTCCGAGTGTGATTTTCCTGCATCTCATTTCGTCTTCTAGCATATATGAGTATATACACTTATCACACATCGAATTTATGTAAGGATAATCGTATTTTGTTTCTTGGTTGTTACTGCTCATGATTCTTCTCCTATGATTGTACAACATACATCATCACTGGATTTTCTAATACTATCATATCCAATAATAATTTCTGGCTCTACATCTTCACCAAGTCCTTCTTTTTCATAAGAACAGATGCCACACGCACACCAGTCAGGCTTGATTTTGTCACACTGCTTTAATAGCTGCTTTAGTGTGATATCTTCAGGTGCTTCTGCTGTAAATGAAATATCACAGCCATTTAAAATAAATTTCATAAAACTCACCTCGCAATTTTTATAAGTAATGCCATCTTGCATCTATAACAACAGGCACTACTACAGTATTAGTTGCAAAATACATTGCCGAACCGTCTTCGAGATTAATAGCATTATAGTTGCAATCTCTGTATTCAGAATGGATTTTTATGAAAATTTTATCTTGATTATATAATGTGAAAGTATCACCAGTTCCTACTCTAGCAAAAGCATATTCTTTTCGTTTCTGACTTTCGTCTATAAAATTAATCATATTCTCTCCTCAAATATTGGTTCTTTTTTGAAATGGTTGTGTTACATAATTCACTCTCGCATCTCTAATAATCATATGTTTTGTATACATTAACCACCTTAATCGTTTCAAAGCTTCCCCAACAGTCGTTTTGTATGAGAGCATATCGTCTTCTAAATCAACAAAAATAATTGCATAATATATATACGGATTGTCATTTATCTCTCGTCCCCTAACGACACGATTTATCGCATCTTCAATGCACTTTTGCTCATGTGCAAGACAACGATATTCTGTAAATGCTTGATGAATTGTCATTTTGTCTTTCGATAATTCATAATCAATTATCTGTTTGACAATATTTGGTGGCAATTCCTGATATTTTTTACAAATGCTCTTAATCTTCTGCCATTTTTTAGCATTTGATGAAATGTAAATACTCATATGCACTCACCCTTATACGAAATTTCTTTCATGCCTTCTGCAATTACAGCCGTAACATAACCAGCCGACCTTTCTTCATCTGTGCCGATTTTGCTTTTTAATTGTCCCCATAACAAAACCATATTATTATCTCTTCCATACGGTTGATTGTCTAAAATTAGGCTTTCTGGCACAAACCACTCTTGTAACCAATCACATTTTTCATATAACTCATGCAATGTATTGAATGGAGTGATCGTGTCTTTTAAATCTGTTAATGTACCAATCCTTCTAAAACAAAATCTAAAGTCACCATCTCGTCCTTTGCATAAACCTAATCTGCATCTTGTATCGCACGTTTTACAAATATCACTCATACACTTTCCTCCATCTCGTCTACCGCTTCTTGCAAATCTTTGATATATCGCTTTAATGAATTTATACCAATTAACTGCAAATTCGCCAACTCTGGGATAATCAAAACGGTATTGTCTGGATACTTTTCGCCGAGAAAATTTGCGACGAAATATGCGTTATTTAAATCAAAATCTTCTATATCTGAATTGTAATATAATGCAATGATATCTTTCTGCTGCGGACGTAGAATTTCGATACCGTCAAATAACTCTTCTTTGTTAATTATTATCACATCCCTGTTCTTCATCTCTCATATAAATATATCGTTTAGAGAACGGTTTCATATGATGACCATATATATCCTCTCTAAATTTTTGATTAGGATTCTTAATTTTATACGCTAACCTTTCACCAAAGAATACACCACACCATCCGCTGTACTTATCTTCTACAACAGTTGTGTACGCACTGGTAATCATATTTCCACCAATGCCGCCAAATCCTAATGCCGTATTACCCCATATTTGACAAAACATAGTAAACTTAAACTTTGGATAATACTTCTTTTCTTCTTCACTTAACTCATCTTTGATAGCATAAAAAAATCTTTCCTGAATTAAAGGAAGACATGGTAGTTCTGCTCTCATCTGCTTAATCTCTCACTCCTTCCATATAACCATCAGGAATAATGTCTTTATTCACTGAAATATAAGGAGCCTCGCCTATATCCCAGAAATTCATCGTAAGATATAATTCTCTAATATATTTTTCATCTCCTAGTATACTTTCTGCATTGTCAACAATATACTGACCACAATCTTTAATCCTCTGAATCATTTCTAATTTTTTATCTGACATTATTTTTCACCATTTCCTTTCTTATTTTGCCAATCCTGCAAAGTATATTTAATAATTGTTTTTGGTATGAAGTGAATCTCACACCAAAGAATTGTTCCAAAAAATCACAAGGCGATTGAATTATCGTCTTATATGTTTCATAATTCAATATAGTTCCACCTCTTATTTTTCTCATATTTCCACTGGATTTCACCCTGATAAAATCTAGTTTCTATTGCCTCTACATTTTTCATGCCAAGTAACCAATCTCTGTACGCCAACCTCTCCCGCTCAGATGCATCGTGAAATTTCTGCCAATATCCCAATGTCTTATCAATTTGCTCCACTGACCAGTCATAATCTGACAATGCAGCTTGCCGGTAGAATTCAGCTATATTGTCCTTTACTTCTTTTTCTGCCGTGGCATAACCAAAATGTAACTTATTAGGTCTGATACTCACATGGTCGATGTGATGAAAATTCATAGGATATTTTCTGACAATTCGAAATCCATCTTTCGTAACTTCGGCTTCGACATGACCATGATAGATAGTAGAATCCTTGACCAATAATTCATCTTCATATGCTTTTTTGATTTGCTCTGGATTTTTAATATCTATCTCTGCTAATTTTTCATCATCGTTCCCATCGAAACTCAACTCAAACAATCTTGTATCGTAAGTCCAACCTTTAGGAAGTTTCCGATATTTCTGCTCTGATTGGAATTGCTCTAAAGGCACACCGTCTACTAATCTATTTTCTTTACGGACTAAATAATCAATAACGACGGCATCTGAAAATTGCTCGTCTACCATCCCCCAATGTACTGAATAATCTACATTGCCATTGTGATGACACCAATATACGATGTCACCACTTTGAAATCTTTTTTCATATCCTGCTTGCAAAAATATCACCCACTTAATTGTTAGTAACAGTTATGTTAATCCTACTATCAAACGACCAGTCTATATCAAAACTTGTTATATTTTCAGTGTCAATGCGTTTACCGTCTTTGACAAGAATAGGTTTTTCTCTGCATGGTTTAATCATTACCGCCTCAAAATCATTAGTAGTGAACTTATCGTTAATAATAGACTCGATAATTCTCATTAATATAGCGTTATTTTCAGCTAGTGCATCGTGTGACTGTTTCATTCTAACCGTTTCACGATTAAGGTCTTGTATGCCAGATGATTGTATATCTAGTCTTTGATGTACCGTATTGATTGCATCCTTCGTCAAATCAAGTCTTTTCAGGATGGTGTCATACTGCCCCGTGGCATTTGTTGTGTTGTTTGGGATTCCTTTATCACTATCTTTTGCAGCACCTTTTATCATGTTGATAATTATGAGTGTATAATCGTGTAACATATGAGCATCATTATTTTTCCCAGCGTCACGTAAAAGCCGTGCATTATCTTTATATTCTTTTTTGATATCCTCAATTAATGAATATACATCAATCATCTTATATGGATGATATTCCATATCAGCACGACGTTTTAATTCTTCAATACGATGTTGCGCCCATAGTGGATCATCGCAATTTTCTAAGTCAAATGTAGATAATTCATCAATCATTTCTTTTAATTTTTCTGTCATAGGTTCCTCCATATCTAATAATAAACTTTAGATAACATATCTTATATACGTTGATATTTCTTTGAGTATTACTTCTCCAAACGCCAAATCATTATTGATGTAAAGTGAATTCCCCATATATCCCGCTGTGAATTCATCCGTTGAATTTGGCACATATTTCCACTCAAACATCCAACCAGATGCAAATACAACATTCTTTGTCTCTTGATTCATATAAATGTTAATAATTTTATTTTCGCAAATGTTATGACTAATAATATGGACAAGTTTTAGTACATCTATATTATTTTCTTTGTTTAAAACATCTATTTTCATGATTTTTATCTTTACCACCTCCTTTGTTGTTTTTGTTTTTACAACCATTCTCTATGACATCCGCAATTAGGGAAAAATTCATAAGTGTTATTCATTAATTTATAATAAGAACTAACGCCTTTTTCG